TACCCAACCGTACCTTGATTGATGACTGCTGGCTGTATTGTAAATAAAATTAAAAGGAATGCAAATAGTACCAATTACTCAAGTGGTTCCCAATACGAGCAACCCACGAATTATCAAAGACGATAAGTTCAAGAAGCTCGTAAAATCAATCCAGGAGTTCCCTCAGATGCTTGAGTTGCGTCCTATCGTAGTGGATGCAAATATGATGGTACTTGGTGGGAATATGCGCCTAAAGGCGTGCCAAGCCGCAGGGCTTACCGAGGTGCCGATTATTGTTGCCGACCAACTAACGCCAGAGCAACAGGCGGAGTTCATAATCAAAGACAACGTTGGCTTCGGTGAATGGGACTGGGATATTCTGGCAAACGAATGGGATGCGGACTCACTTGTTGAGTGGGGTCTTGACGTTTGGCAACCAGCAACCGAGCCAGATTATTCAATCCTTGATGAGGAGGATGTTTCTGACGAGCTGACCGATATGGCAGGAGGTGTGCGCAAGGCCATTCAAATTGAATTTGAGCCAGAACACTACGAGCAGGCGCAGGAGTTAGTTAAGTTCTGGCGTGAGCGTGGTGCCTACATCGGTGCTATGATTATTGAATACCTAAAGACCGAAAAGGATAAGTTGTGATTGCCTGCATACCAACCAAGAACCGACCAAAAAGCAACACCCATAAACGAATCGTGAAATGAAGAAGATTGAATTAACACCAATCCAGCATAGCGTAAAGATTGGAGACAAGTGCGGCCAGATAACGCCAAACGTAAAGGAGGATTGTATCTTTACTTACGAGGGTCAAGTAGTTGGGTTCTATATGCGCAGCCTCACGGATAAGGGTCAGCAGTTGGCAAACATCGCCAACCTTGAGCTAAGAAGCAAGAACGTACCCAAAAGCGAGATGGGTAGATCAAGCGGTCTTGTTAACCAAGAGCGTGCAGTTAAGCAATACTCGGCTATTATAGGAAGCTGCCCTGCTCGCCCCCATATGCGCAGACCTTATCCAAGCATTAGCAGCGTACACGGGGTGAAGTCAGCACAGACCTTCATCAAGGCGATGTTAATGCTCTGTAAGGAATCAGAGAGCATCATCCGAGACATAATGCCAGAACAATATGAATTGCAAAAGAAGCTGCTTGAGCGCACCGACAAGAAGTGGCGGTTCAGCGAACTGTTTACCAGCAGCATTTCCAACTACAATATCCCTGCTCCTTTCCACCGTGACGCAGCCAACATCATTGGTGCGGTGAACGTGATAATCACCAAGAGAGAGAATAGCATCGGTGGCAACTTGAACATTCCCGACTACGGTGCTACAATAGACCAGTGCGACAACTCAATTTTAGTGTACCCAGCTTGGCGTAATATGCACGGAGTCACTCCGATTGAACCAATCAAAGAAGGCGGTTACCGTAACTCGCTGGTATTCTATCCCCTTAAATCTTTTGAAAATGTCTAACAGAGTTGAACACAATAAAAAGGCCCTCATTGAAGCAATGGAGGGATCGTTGGGTGTAGTGACCACGGCCTGCAAAAAAGTAGGCGTAAGCCGCACTACGTTCTATGAGTACTACAACACGGATGAGAAATTCAAAAAGGACATTGACGAACTGGAGGCCGTTGCTTTGGACTTTGCTGAAAGCCAACTCCATTCACAAATAAAGAACGGTAGCACCGCCGCCACAATCTTTTACTTGAAGACCAAAGGCAAGAAGCGTGGTTATGTAGAACGTCAAGAATTGGACGTATCTACGGGCAAGATGTTTCAAATAGAAGTGCTTGGGGGCGATACGAACGAATAAGGTATTCAACCACCTACTGCGGAGCGACAAGCGCATAACAGTAGAGCAGGGAGGCACTCGGAGCGGGAAAACTTACAATATCCTGCTCTGGGTTATTTTTTATTACTGCGCCAAGAACGAGGGCAAGGTGGTTACCATCTGCCGTAAGACGTTCCCCTCCCTTCGTGCTTCCGTAATGCGTGACTTCATTGACATCCTGCGAATGCACGACTTGTACCGAGAGGAGCATCACAATATGTCCAGCCACGAATACAAGTTGAACGGAAATTTGATTGAGTTCATTTCCCTTGACCAGCCCCAAAAGATACGGGGACGTAAACGCAACCTACTGTACATCAACGAGGCGAACGAACTGTTCTTTGAGGACTGGCAGCAGCTAATCTTCCGTACAGACGGAAAAATCATCCTTGACTACAACCCGTCCGATTCCTTTCACTGGATCTACGACAAGGTGTTGACCCGTGATGATTGCGACTTCTACCAAACCACCTACAAAGACAATCCCTTTCTGGATGCCGTAATCATAAACGAGATTGAGCGGCTCCAGTTTACGGATGATGACTACTGGCGGGTGTATGGCTTGGGCGAACGAGGCAGCAACCGAGCAGCCGTATTCTCCTTCTCAACAAGCGAACTCCCGCAAGGGGCTAAACTACTTTCATTTGGACTTGATTTCGGTTACACGAACGATCCCAGCGCCCTCGTGGGTGTGTACGAACACGGGGACGCTCTTTATTTGGACGAACTCATCTACCGCACGGGGATGACAAACAGGGACATTCACAACGTCCTCACCGACCTCGGCATAAGTAGGTATGCTGAAATCTTTGCCGATAGCGCAGAGCCGAAATCCATTGACGAACTGCACCGCTTTGGGTGGAACGTGAAGCCCACAGCCAAAGGCCCAGACTCGGTAATGGCGGGTATTGATATGCTGAAACGCTTTCGGCTACTGGCTACACCACGAAGCACCAACCTAATTAAAGAGCTGCAGAATTACAAATGGGCAGAGGATAAGAACGGCAACCTATTGAACAAACCGATGGACGCTTTCAACCACGCCTGTGATGCTGCGAGATATGCCGTATTTAATAAGAAGGCAAACCCTAACTTTGGCAGATATTCTTTGAGATGATATTAGTAGTAGGACAACCCAACGGAGTTTATTACCACCGACTTCAAGTTCCTTACGAGGACTTACTGATGCGTGGGTTCGCAGTAAAGTTCGGCACCATTGCCGACCTCGACCAGTTGAAGGGGCACATCACGCACCTCGTAGTGAACAGGGGACTGGCTACCAAAGACCACAACAAATTCAAAGCCCTCCTGCGTCGGTACGATATTAAGTTCATTGTGGACTTGGATGATTGGTGGAACCTGCCCGTTGACCACGTCAATAAGTCGCTTGCAAAGGGCACGCAGATTCTGAACTCCCTCAAGATAGCGGATGAGATTCATACCACGAACGAGTACCTCGCAGAGAAGATTCAAAAGATAAATCCATACGTTCCTATCTACGTCCTGCCCAACGGCATTGACCCACGGCGGGAGCAATGGAAAACGGACAAGGTAACGCAGGAGTTAAGCATCGGGTACCTCGGTGCCCTGCATCACGACTACGACCTCAAGTGGAACGAGATCGACCTCTCGGCTCACAACTCGTATTCAATCGAATACTACCAACAGGCGATTGGTACACGGCAGGCATTCGACAAAAAGAACTACGAGAACTACGGGGAACTGTACAGGCAGGTAGACGTATCAATCGCACCACTGGCACCAACCGAGTTCAACAGGTGCAAGTCCAACCTCAAAGCGTTGGAGGCAGGGTTCACAAAGACGTGTATCATAGCCCAGAAGATGCACCCGTACACGCCTCTGTTAAATGATAGCAACTCAATCCTTTGCCGTACCCCCTCGGACTGGAGGGAAGCCCTTGCGTCCGTAACCAAAGAGAAAGCTCAAGAGCTGGCCGAGAACCTATATGAGGACGTGCAGTTCTTTAATATCGAGAATATCAATAACACCCGACAGGAATGCTTCGTAAAATAATCGTACCCACCGAACTCGCCGACATCACCCTCAAGGACTATCAGCGTTTTATTGGAGCCAACCCCACGGATGAGACGTTCAGCCCGTTGGCTCTCTCTATCTTCTGCGGTATTGACCAAGAGGAATACCCGCTCTTTCCAAAGGCGCAACTGGAGGAGATTGAAACGCTTATTCAATTCACCCTCAACGAGAAGCCACCCCTCAAGCGTATCATCAAAATCGGGGACGTTGAATATGGCTTTCACCCGAACTTAGAAGACCTCACCACGGGTGAGTTCATTGACGCACAGGAGTACCTCAAGGACTCGATTAAGAACGCTACCAAATGGCTGGGGGTGTTGTATCGACCCATCACCCAGAAGGCCGCAGGACGCTACGAGATTGAGGCATACAACCCAGCGAAGCACGACGGAGCAGCATTCGAGGAAATAACAATGGACATCGTGGAGGGGTGTCGGCTTTTTTTTACACGTTTACAGTTATCATTGCAGATAGGTACCCTACTGTCTTTGAGTCCGAACCCAGCGACCAAAGAGCTGCGGACATCAAAAGCCAGTTCGCTAAAAAATGGGGATGGTTTGCAGTCATCCATCAACTTGCTGGCGGAAATGTACTCCATAGTGAGGCCGTCACGAATCTCCCGCTGAACCAGTGCCTTACTTGGCTGGCGTACGAGATTGACAAGTCAAGGGTAGACCAAGCCCTGATGCGGCAGCAAAGCCGTTAAGGGGTTTTATAGTTATGAAATACGGATACTATCAACTATGTGAGGCGTTGCAATCGGCAGCGATCACGGCTGACTATATTACGACTACGACTTGGGGCAACATCTTCGACGTGGATATGCGTAAGATGACCCTGTTCCCTTTGTGTCATATCTTGGTGGGCAACGCCACCATCAACGAACGGACGGTCACTTACGAGGTAGACCTTCTGGTGATGGACGTGGTGGACTACTCAAAGCAAGACCCGAATGTAACCCCGTATTCATTTGAAGGTGTGGCAATTAAGCAGGACATCTACCACCGTGCCCTGTTCTCTGCTCAACAAATGATTGCTTCAATGCGGCGGGGTGAGTTATATACGGATGGTTTCCGATTGGTAAATGACCCCGTCTGTGAGCCGATTGATGAGGACTACGAGAACACCCTTTGCGGCTGGAAATTTACCCTACAGATTGAGACCCCGAACCCGACAATCATCTGCTGATGGCTTCTGGCAAGCCCGACTTAAAGAAGGCCGAGAATACCAAGTTTGCCCTTGACAAATTTGGGAAGTACCTTGTGCAGCAATCACGGGCTAACCTAACCAAAGGGAAAAAAAACGTCACCAAGAACCTGTACAACTCACTCGACTACGAAACGAAGGTCAACCCTCGCTCTATTGAGTTTGACTTCTTAATGGCAGAGTACGGGGAGTGGGTAGACAAGGGACGCAAGAAGGGCAAGATGCCCCCGTTCGGTTCAATTTATGCGTGGGTGGCACGACGCAAGATTCAGTTCAAGGACAACAAAACAAAGAAGTTCCTTTCGTATGCCCAGACGGCTCGTTTGGTAATGGTTAAAATCAAGAACAAAGGAATTGACCCTACCAACTTTTACACCCGCCCGTTTCAGTTGGGCTACGCAAAATTACCAGAGGAGCTGCGCCAAGCATACGAGCTGGACGTGATGCAGTTCCTTGAATTTACCATAAACGAATTGAATAAAAAATACAAGTAATGGCTATCACGATAGTTCAACAGCCGCCCGCCTATGCCTTTGGAAGTTCTCCAATGGTTTACGGATTGGATTCCACGGTATATGCCTCCACTGGCTTCGCCTACATCGCAGACGTATTTGTATGGACGGGGTCTATTGCCTCGGTTCCTGCGAGTTATACCTACCGATTTAAGTTGCGCCCTGATCCCGTGTCCGCACGGTACGGGTACTTGGACATCCGCAACGTGGTAGACCAGTTCCTTTCTGCCAGTACGATAGCCCACGATGACGGGCAAGCGCAGAACAACGTGTCCTCGGTAGTGAACGTGCAGGTCAAGTTCCGTGAGTACACCAACTCTGGAGGCGTCAGTGCGGTTCTGGCTACGTCGAGCAGCATCCGTGCATACGATGGATGGAGCGAAGTGAGCGACGGCTTGAACGTAAACCTTGAAACGCAAACGGGGGGCATACTGACCTCGATGCCAATGTCCCCTTCTTGGGTTCCTATTTGGGAGGAGCAGCAGATGACGCTCGGAATAATGCTCGGCTCTACTCCCCCGCCAGACCGCATACAAGTCAACTACTCGGACGGCACCTTTGGGACGCTTTTGTTCTCCACCTTGTCGATGACGGGAGGGAACAACTCGCAGAACTGGATGTGGTTTATTCCGATTGGAATCACCAACCTTAACTCTTCGGCTATTGATCGCAAGCCGTCGGATATTGCGAACCTACAATGGTACACCATTGACTTTGTGCAAGGGTACGCAGCAGCATACGAGACCCGTGTACTTGCTGATGGGGGAACTGTCGAGGGATTGGTTTGCTTACAGGCAGCACTGGTTGAGTTAACTGGAATCCAAAGCACCTACAAATTTGAGGTACAATGCGAACCACGATACAGCCCGCTGACTATTGCCTTCCAAAATAGGTACGGGGCTTGGGATTATTTGCTCGTTCAAAAGAAGAGCGTAGAGAGCATAACTATCGAGCGAGATACCTACACCGCAAATGTCATCACTCGTTCAGCAGGCACCGCCTCAATACCCTCCTACGCTGCGTCAAAGCAATACTTCAACACACAAGGGCAGGAGCAGCTCGTTGTGAACACTGGGTTCATTTCGGAAGGGATGAACGAGATGGTAAAAGATATGATGCTTTCATCAACCTTGCAGTTGGTAGAGCAAGAGCAGGGCGTAATTTTGAAGGACACGCAGGTAACGTACAAGACCTCCGTTAACGACAACCTCGTTCAGTACACCTTCACGCTTGAATACGCAAACCCTGTCAAGAACAAGTTATGGCTCTAAAGATTCAAACCAGCACGGGTTACCTTGACACCTACGGGGATGAGAGCATCTCGCTGGACTACAACGTGGCGGACTTGCGTGACCCTGCGGTCATCTTCTCCCCGATCACGCAGAACTTTAACCTCCCAGCAACAGACGCAAACAATGCTTTTTTTAAGCACTACTACGACGTCAACATACAGGGCGGGTACAACGCATATTCAAAGCAGCAAATCACCCTGTTCTCGGACGGGGTTGCTCTTTTAGATGGGTACATCCAACTCTTAAACGTAACCATTCAAGACGGCTTCATAAAGGGGTACGAGGTATTGGTGGCTGGAGAGGTCGGTGGCATCGCCCGCACGTTGGGTGAAAGCGAATTGAGTGACTTGCCTGTTGATGCCCTTGACCACACCTTCAACTGGGATAATATCTACGATTCGTGGACAACGCCTATCGGTGATGCCATAACGTATGGAATGGTGGACGCAAAGGGATTCGCTACGGATTCGGTGTTCGCCCCACAGAACCCCTTAAAACCGCTTGCAGAAACCAACTTCTACCCGCACATAAAAGTCAAGTATCTTATTGAGCAGATATTCTTGACGGCTGGCTATACTATCAACGCCACGGGCTTCTGGACGTCGGAGTACCTCACGGAACTTTATATGCTCCTTTGGACAACCGATGCCCTCGTTTCCAACGAGGAGGCATTCAACTCTCGCTTGTTCCAAGTGGCGGGTGATGACCTTACTATTAGCAATGTCAACACAGTCGGTTCTACTTTAGTCACGTTCTCTTCCGAGGTTTACGACAACGGAGGGAACTTTGCCTCGAATAGCTACATTGCTAACTCAAGAGGTGCGTATCAGTTCAATTTTGCTGGAACTCTTGACGGAAATTTCAGTTTGTACATTACGATGAAAGTCAACGGGGCGAATGGGCCGAGTTACTGGGTGACGGCAAACACCGACTTCTCCGTGGACTTCACTGTCAACTTGAATGCGAATGATGAAATCAAATTGTATGCTTCCCACATCGGTGCGTTAGGGGTCGTAAATACGAGGGACATATTGAGTTATAGGTGGACGTGTACCTCCGCTCCATCTTCCCCCGTTGGTTTGACGGTGTCAATGAAGGACTTGATGCCTAAAATGAAGCAACGTGACTTCATTGCAGGGGTGGCAAAGCTGTTCAACCTTGTCATCGTTCCAGACCCAACCACGCCTAACAAGCTGAACGTGTACGACTATCAAACGTGGATTGCATCGGGGGTAGTAAAGGATTGGACGTATAAGCTGGACACCTCGCAACCGATCACGATACAACCAACCACAGACCTGCAAGGCCGCTCAATTAGCTTTACCTTCCAAGAGGGTGGGGCAATAATCGAGCAGGCATTCCAGAAGTCCTTTGGCTACTCACACGGAACGCTGCAAATTGCAGACACCGCCAACGAGTTCGCTCAAGGTGAGTTCAGCGTGGAAGTTCCCTTTGTATCATCCCTGTACAATCGACTGAACAACACGGCTAATCTGGAGATATTGCAGCTGTTTGATTTGGAAGGGAAAGCAATCGAAAGCCAGCCCCGACTGATGTGGTACCAAGGCACCCGTGAGTGCTTGCGTTATTCGGTTGTTGACCAGACAGTCCCGTCTATTATACAAATGTACGAGTATCCTAAATTCGGGGTATATACCGAAAGTTATACAAAAGACATCACGCTAACCTTTGGGCAGGCGGTCTTGGACAACCGCATCCCGCCTCCGTACAATTTGTTCACGGAGTTCTGGGCAACGTACCTCACCGAGATCTACGCTTCGGATGCGGTGATGCTTACGGCTCAAGTGGTGCTTGAACCCTCGGAGGTTTATGGCCTTGAATTAAACACGCAAATTTACCTTGATCAAGAATACTGGCGTATCAACAAGCTGACAGGATACGACCCAGAGAAGCGCACGGGAACCATTGAGCTATTCCGTGCCTCGTTTGCAAACGGCATTATCTGTACCGATACGCCAACTATATTGAACTACGACGGCACTGTTGGAGGGTTGACTACGCAGAGCTGCTGCGAATACTACGGTTACCGTTGGAACTCGGTGAACAACTCGTGCTATTGGCGCACCTCAAAATTGCTATCACTAAAGGATGACCTTCAAGCAATGCGCCATACGGCTACGGTTTCCCTTGAACCAGAGCAACCGACCAGCACGCAACCAAATCAAGTGTTCTTATTTGAGGCAGAGCTTGAGAGTGAAGGGATAAGCGAGGAGGCAGCATACACGTTAATCAACTATGCTCGTAGCCCGTTTGACCTGATGGAAGGCCAGAACAAGCTATTCCTCCTGTCTGCAATAGTGAACGAGACGGGAAATGGTACTTATGCCTCCTCTCATTATTACTACGTGGAGCGAGGCGTATCAGTTGACGTGGTTACCGAGGTTCGTGTCATCACCGCAGACCACCACTTCAAGGTAGAATTGCTCGTAATTAGTAACCGAGTGGTGGGAATAAAATGCAGGTCACTTAAAAACCATAACAACTCAAGCGTATGGAAAATAAGAATGGAAGTACAACAGATATGATTGACCTCGGTTTTATAGTAGAGAACCTCAAGCACTCACACCTCGGCCTGTCCGAGGAGGTGGAAGTGGCAAAAGGTAAATATCATATCATCACAAGCATAGCCCAAGCACGGGTACAAATTAAGCGAGTATGGCAACGGAGAAGGTTATCAAATTAAAGGTCGACAATGCCGACGCCGTCAAGGACGTTGACCAGCTTACCGCTTCGCTAAACAAGACCGATGATTCTGCCGAGTCCGTAAACAAGACCCTTGACTCTGGTACCGACGCTCTTGACAAGTTCACCAAAGGCGGTGTGAGCGCAATGAAGGGACTTGTAAGTGGAGCCAGAACAGCTATTGCTACAATGACAACCCTCAAGGGTGCAATCATCGCCACGGGCATCGGTGCGCTTGTTGTAGTAGTGGCCTCGCTTGCTGCTTACTTCACTCAAACCGAACGAGGCGGTGACAAGCTGAATGTTATAATGGGCGCAATGGGTGCCGTCATTGGTAAGCTCACCGATGTAATTATTCACCTTGGGGAGAAGATAGTAAGCATATTTGAGAACCCAAAGAAGGCACTGGAGGACTTTGGTAAGTTACTCAAGGAGAACATCACCAACCGAGTACAGGGATTGCTTGAGTATTTTCCTGCGCTGGGCAAAGCCATCGGGCTGGTATTAAAGGGTCAGTTCAAGGAGGCGGGAAAGGTAGCGGTTGACGCAGTTGCAAAGGTCGGTCTTGGCGTTGAAAACATCACAGACAAAATTGGCGCCGCAGGTGAGGCGTTGGTTAAGTTCGGCAAAGATGCCGCCGCAGCAGCAGCCGAGGGTGCGAGGATTAGTAATATCCTTAACGAGGTCGAGGACGCCGAGCGTGAGTTGATTGTCCAGCGAGCAAGAGCCAACAAACAAATCATTCAAGCCCGTTTTATTGCCGATGACTTAACCAAGTCAACGGAGGAGAGAATTGCAGCCGTTCAGCGTGCTTCTAAATTGGAGGATCAAGTAGCAACGAAAGAACTTAAATACGCCCGACAGAAGGCACAAGCGTTAAAAGAACAAGCGGCAATCGCTGAAGTAACAGATGACCAACTTATAGCCATCGCAGAAGCGCAGGCAAGGGTTCTGGATTTAGAGGCAGATTCAATCCGCAGGCAGAAGAGGTTGCAGGCCGAACTCAACTCCTTACGCAATGAAGAGAAAACCCGACTTACGGAGATAGACAAAGTAAGAGCCGACGCACAAAAGAAGGAGGAGGACTATCAGAAATTCATCCTGCAAGGTGACAAGGAACTAATCGAATCACTCAACCTCCGTAGGCAGGCGCAAATCAAATCCCTTGAGGAGTTTCAAGCGGCTATGTCTCGCCTGCGTGGAGTAGGCCAAACGGAGCGTGATCGTGAACTCGCACAAATACAGGTTGATGGAAAGGCAGCCCTTGATGCTTTGATTGCATCTGGGCAGGCCACTATTTATACCGCAGCCGAAATCACGGCAGCCCAACGCAAAGCGGAGCGAGAGGTCAACGAGAAGTACGACAAACTTGATCGCCAACGGGAACTGGCAAACACCGCCAAGAAGCTGGAATTGGCAGGGCAAGCGTTTGGTGCTTTGGCGCAGTTGTCGGAGTCCTTCGCAAAGGGCGGCGAGGAAAATGCAAAGAGGGCATTTGGCATAACGAAAGCACTCCGTCTTGGAGAGGCAGTAGCGAATACGGCTGCTGCTATTATGACGCAACTGGCAGTACCGCAGGACGCCTTAACAGGGGCTAACTTTGTAAAGGCGGGAATAGTTGCGGTAACGGGTGCCGCACAAATCGCAACCATCGCACGCTCTAAATACCAATCAACAGCAACGCCACCTACCCCAGCATCAACACCTTCTGGAGGAGGAGCCGCAGGAGGGGGAGGGTTCACGCCGAACATCTCGTTCACGGGAATAGGCCAGAATCCCTTATCTGGAATCTTCGACCGCCCTATGCAGGCGTATGTAGTCAATCAACAAATGAACAATAACAATATGCTGGAGCGCAGAATCCGTACCAGCGCAAATTTCGGAGGATGAAATACTACGAATTAGTGCTTGAAAATGAGCAGTTTATGGGGGTGAATGCTATCTCGGTAGTGGAGAACCCCGCAATCGAAGAGGAGTTTATAGCCCTCTCCGCACAGCAGGTCTCCTTCGCTATTCAAAGCGAGGAGAAGCGTATCATTATCGGGCCAGTTTTAATTCCGAACAAGCCCATCTACCGCAAGGATGACAAGACGGGGGAGGAGTATTACGTGTTCTTTACAGACAAGACCATACGCCAATCGGCTGAACTGTTCTTAAAGAAAGGACTGCAAGCGTCTACGACCACAGAGCATTCGCAACAGGTGAGCGGAGTTACCACGATTGAGCAATGGATCATTGAAGATGAGGTACACGACAAGAGCCGCAAGTACGGAATGAACTACCCAATCGGGACGTGGATGCAAACCCGCAAGGTTGACAATGACAAGGTTTGGGAGGACGTCAAATCTGGAAAATACAAGGGCTACTCCATTGAGGGATGGTTCGCACACAAGCCGTCGTTGGAAGTAGCGATGAGTTCAATGGCTGAAATTGAGGAGCAAGAAGCGGAACACCTCGTTGAACTGTACGTTCTGGGTGCCGTTAAAGGAATCCTAAAAAAAGACAAGCGGTTAAAGGCAGGCCAACGGGTAGTGATGGAGTCATACTCCGACTACCCAGATGCCGTTCGTAATAACGCCAAGCGTGGTATTGAATTAAACGAGAAGGGAGGCAACAAGTGCGCCACTGCCGTAGGCAAGATTCGAGCGCAGCAACTCGCAGACGGAAAGCCCTTGTCCTTTGACACCGTGAGGCGAATGTTCTCCTACCTATCACGAGCCGAGGAGTATTACGATGAGAGCGACTCATCCGCCTGCGGCACTATCTCCTACCTCCTATGGGGTGGGCTTGCAGCGAAACGCTGGGCTGAATCTAAAATCAAGGAAAATGAAAAACAATCCTAAACCCCCCGTACCCCCAAACTCAAGGCGTGGTTGCCTCTGCAAAGATGAAACCTACTCCCGCAAGTGCTGCGACCCGAACGACCAGTGGGCGCAAGGCATTGGATTCATCGGAGGCAAAAATACCCAAAACCCCTAATCTTAATTATATACTTATGAATTTGAATGACATCTTCAAAAAAATTGAGTTCGCCTTGCAGCCCGAAGCGGTTGCCCTTGCGAGCGCAAAATTAGCTGACGGTACAACGGTGGAAGCCGAGTTGCTGGAGGCAGGTCAAAACATCTTCCTAATCGGAAGCGAAGGCGAGAAGGTTGCCGTACCCGTTGGTGAATACCAAATGGAGGACGGTCGCATCTTGATCGTGACGGAAGAGGGCGTGATTGCCGAAATCAAAGAGGCGGCTGAAGAGGCCGAGGTAGAATCAGAAGGCGTGACCATCGAGGTCGAAGCTGCTGCTGAACCTACTGTCTCCGAGGTGGTGGCAATGATTCAGTCTCTCAAAGAAGAGATTGAAATGATGAAGGCGGAAATGGGCAACAAAGAAGAGATGTCCGTGGAAGCTGTAAAAGAGGAGGAAGTTAAAGAGGTGGTTATGGCCGCAGAGAAGCCCATCGTGGCTGCCCCTGTCGAGGTTAAATCCGAACTGAAATTCCAAATCGGTGCGAAGCGTACTGCCACAACGGCAGATCGAGTGTTCAACAAATTATTCAACTAACCCCCAATATAGAAAATGGCAACGACCACATCTATCACGACCACATACAGCGGTCAGTTTGCAGGCGCCTACATTTCGGCTGCCCTGTTAAGCGGTGACACCATCGCAAAAGGCGGCTTAACCGTTAAGCCGAACATCAAATTCAAAGAAGTAATCAAGCGTGTAGAGCTGGATGGTATCGTAAAAGACCAGAGCTGCGACTTCACCGACACTTCCACATTGACCTTGACCGAGCGCATCTTGCAGCCCGAATTCTTGCAGGTTAACTTGGAGTTGTGTAAGAGCGACTTTGAGAGCGATTGGGAAGCCATCCAAATGGGCTACTCCGCTTTCGACGTATTGCCTAAAAACTTCGTTGACTACTTCATCGCTTACAACTCTGCAAAGGTTGCCGAGTGGGTAGAGCAGAAGATCTGGACTGGAGCAACTGCAAACGCAGGTGAGTTCAACGGATTCCAAGCGTTGCTTGCTGCTGATTCAACCGTCATCGACGTGACTGCTGTTACCGCTGGAGTTACCTCTTCTAACGTATTGACAGAATTGGGCAAGGTTGTAGACGCTATCCCAGTTGCCTTGTTCGGCAAAGAGGACTTGCACATCTACATCCCTACCAACGTGATGAAGGCATACGTCCGTGCATTGGGCGGATTCGGTGCTTCTGGATTGGGTGCTGCGGGTGTGGACTCTAAAGGTTCTACTTGGTTCAACAATCAAGAGCTGATGTTTGAAGGCATCAAATTGTTCCACGCCCCAGGACTTGGATCAAACAAAATGGTTGCAGGTCAGAAGTCAAACTTGTACTTCGGCTGCGGGCTTTTGAGCGACACCCAAGAAGTGAAGGTTTTGGATATGGGCGATTTGGACGGCAGCAAAAATGTACGCTTCATTATGCGTATGACTGCTGGCGTTCAATACGGAGTAGGTGCCGACTTGGTTTACTACGCCTAAACGCTGAAAGATGACGCAGGGGGAGGGCTTGGGTAGGACACCCTCGTCCTCCCTTTTGTGTTTGAAGTGTTCAAATCCGTTGGTTGGAAAGCAGACGAAATTCTGTTGCAACAACTGCAAGCAATCGTTGAGATATGAATCAAGAGGAATACCACGACCACAAGATGTCTACCGCCAGTATAAGAAAACGAGTTGCCAAGAGTGTGGATTTTTTCCTGTCCATCGTTGCCAGCTTGATGTCGACCATATAGACGGCAACCGAAATAACAACGACCCGATCAACCTTCAAACACTTTGCGCTAACTGTCACCGATTAAAAACTCACATTTCTAACGATTACAAAAAATAAATAACTATGGCTTGTTCATTAACATTGGGGCGGATTGAGCCCTGCAAA